CCATCTACACCAGATTGTCCCAATCCGGAAGTGGCGTACACAACGTGCACGTGAGAATCGCCGTTAATAGCGGCAACAATTCGATCAGCAATCTCAGCATCTGTGCGCCCAGAACAACCAATAGATATTTGATTCGCAGCGCCGGCTAAGCCGGATCCGGCCGTTGTTTTATCTTCATCAAGTAATATCGTGACGGCGCCCTCGGGAGATTCACCGCCGGCATATTCAGTGATAGTGATCGTAAATGAAGAATCAGCGCCATCACTCTGCACGGTATCAGTATCAATCGCGGACACCGCAGTCGCTTGAACATTCGATGTAAATACCGATCCGCTAAGAACAGCAATGCCGGCTTGATAATAAAGCAAACCACATGCAGGTTGATTAAGTCCATCATCTGCTAAACTAGCGCTTAAAACATCTGTTCCCGCGCTAGCTGTTGCATAAAGAATTCCATATTCACCTGCAGGTGAATTAACTTTATAACCATCTGATCCGCTAACATCTGTTATTTTAATTCTATTACTATGCACATCACCAAGATAATCATGATCAGAAGTTACTCCTAGTTCTAGTTCAAAAGTGCCTTTTTTAATTTCATCTTTCATAAGAAGTCTAGAAAAATTCAAAAAACAAACTTCATTCATTTTTGTACCAGTATCAACAACTTCCCCTCCTTCATCGAACTGAAGGATAGAGCCGGTTGCATCATATCCTACTAAAACTTGAGCCATTTGATTATACATGTTAATCTTTTTAGCGTTTTGTGTGTTTGAAGAGGAAGATAAAGGCGACTTTGAAGAATATCCGAAAGTAATATCAAAAAGGTGGTTTGCAGAAGAACTTAAATATGGATAATCATATACAGATTGAAACATTCCATGTGAAAAGTTTTTAACATTGGCATCTGCTATGTACGTCCCAGAAACCAAGGATCCTGTAATAGGAATTGCCTCATGAAGAAGGGTTGATCGACTTATTACATCTTTTCCTGGTTCGATTGTTTTGTCTGTGCTAGCTGCCATTATTATACCTCTCTTTTATTTTAACTAACATGTGCTACTTGTAAAATTAACGGATTTTACAATCACTATCGGCACATCCATACTCACACCAGTGTTAACTGCCGTGACTCTAATGTTTGTATCTATGTGAAAGAAGTCTCCCTGAGTAGCGCGATAATCTAAATTGTTAGCTTCCCCAGAAGCATTACACCTGGCCACAATTGAACCAGCCGCAGTGTCCCAATCGGTTGAATTATAAGCACTGCCATGTTTTACCCAGAGACTCTTAGAATCTGATGGTAGGCCATTCTGTAACAATGACGAAACTCCAACTTTAAATTGTAACATGTTGCCGCGCGCGTATTTAATATCCGGTTGATCGCGATCAAGATGAGAACCAAATTGGGTCATTTCTGTAACTATATTTCCATTTAAGCGGCTAACCGTAGAAGAAACAACAAATGTTGCAATTGAACTTTCATTATGAAAAGCATGACGCAACGCTCTATTGTTAGTATCAGTTATGGTGCAAAATCGACTATCGCATTCAATAATAAATTGCGTTTCATTTAATTCACTGTATTCTTTTCTTAATGATACTGGAGTTTTACCATCCGCATTAAGACCAAATTCTAATCTAATATAAGAATCCTTTCTAGCGTTAAAAGGATCTATAACCCCCCTAGTTGCCGGCCCTAAAGCAATAGCCGTGTTGCGCGTAGCAGCAACTACAAATGCATTTTTAGCAGGTTCATAAGGAAAAAACGCAACCTTATCTGCATAAGTTTTATTCACATTTGTATTCAATATTAATTCTGGAAGGTAAAGAAGGTTTGGGTTTGTATATGAAATTAATTTATGTTTTAAACTAGCCGCATTATTAGAAAAGGCCTCTAAAACTGGCGTTTGGCGGATTTCTAAGTCGTAATAAGCACTTCCTGATCCATGTGCTGAGTTCCACAAACCATAATTGATCTCATCATCGCCTAGCGCAAATTTTGTAATTTTAAAAGAGCCATCTCCTTGTGCCATTCGCATTCTTCCAACATCTGTTAATACCGCATCCAATATAATGTCGCCGCTATTATCTAGAAAAGCCATCTTATACTCCTTATTTTACGCACTTATAAATAGTGCGCGATATAAATAAAATCTTTTTTGTTTTATTATTAACTTTCATTTGACATTAATATGGTTTATCCATGTTCGGCGGCGCGGATATATCAACACTACCTTGGCCAATGGGTTTGTCGACTTCAACCATGTCTTCAGTAAACTTAGCCTCTATAGGGCTCCAAAGAGTATTATCAAGAACAAACTCGGGATCTGGGTCTCCAAATTCAGCACTTAGTCCTTCGTGTTTGTGAACAAAATTCAAATTTAAATCAAACTTTTTACAAGAAGATTTGCTAGTAAATCTAATTTTGAAGCGGCGCGGTGGCGCGGGATCTTTACCAAATAAACCTCCAAAATGAATAGCGCCAGAATCAAGCCCTTCAGCAGCCTCTATACTAGTTGCGCTCGGCGCAAACATTTTACTTTGTTTCAAGGTTGGTGCTATGTGTATATATTTTCTCATACTTTTTGTTGATTCTTTAGGTATTTTAGGTTTAATTTTGACGATTTTTGTTATTAAGTATACTGCGCCACTATCATCAACCAATTCAACTTCATAAATTGGACTTGGGTTTGATACGTATTCTCGCGAATCAACAGTTCTAAATATGTAATAATATTTTTTATTTGGCTGTAAATCGTCAATAAAATCGGTTTCAAATGATTTGAGAGATCTACGAGTTCCGTTAGGTTCAAGTACTGGTTTTCTTAATGCTGTTGCAAAATCAGACCAAGCGCTCGGATGTTGTTCCAATCTAAAAACTTGATATTTAACATCTGGCTCGTCGGATTTAAATTTCAGTGTTGATGGTAATTCCATGTCATCTGCATTTATAGCCCCTTGAGCTAGCGCTGCTTTCATAAATAGATCTTTGTCCTTTGGTAGAATTTCTATTGGCATTTCCTCTTTTTCACCAACAAATTGACTAAGCAAAAACAATAATTTATTATTTATATTCTTATATGGGTATATGACAAGATTTGGATGCAAAGGTGGCTTATTTGCAATATATAAAGTTTGAAATTTAGTATATGGTATTTTTAATAATTCTACCTTTGGTCGATTAAGAGTAAATATGTCAGCGATTGGTAAATAACTATGTTCTGCCACTGTTGGACTTCCACCACATGGTGAATACGTACCATCCTCGTTTTGGCAGAGTTGCTCTTCGGTGCCTTCAGAGACAATTTTCCATTCTTCGACGTCGATATAATATTTAATCGGGCCGGCCGTTAGAGCGCCCCCAGCCGCGTCGACCGTCTTCTTTTCTAAAAGTTCAAATCCTCTAGTTTGGATATTCGCATATTGATAACTATTACCAACAACTAAAGTGTGAGCATATACGTTATATTGATAGCCCATATCAAGTTTTAACTGAGCGTCGACAAACTCAATCAAACCATTTTTATGTTTTTCACTAAATGGTGGCGCAATGAAATATCTTTGTACCGTTGTACCATCTTCGCCCAGTGAATTGATTTGTTTTTTTTCGACCTCATAAAACATCACCTCAGAATGTGCAAATGGGTGCATATCGTAACCTATTGTTTTTCGATATATTGTTGCATCTAATATTTCAAAAACAGATCTTGTATTTTGAAATTCTTCAATTTTGTCTTTAAATTCTATAAGCGCATTCTCAATACTGTCTGCCGATGCGTCTCCCATTAATTCTACAGTCTGGGGATCAAAAGATATTAATTTATTTGATGTTGGATTAAGTACTTCAGATTTATTATCGTAAACATATTCTCCTATTAAATCAGTGAAATCATATGTTTCAATTTGTATATCAGAATCTAAATTGCCACCATCGCGTATATAAAAATTTTGAATAGTTTGATCGGGATTGTGATGTTTATCTGCCACTTTGGACATGAAAAACAACATCAACGAATCTCTTTCTAAGCCTAGGTCGGCATCATGTTGACCAAGAAAAATATCGTTTATAAAAGTACCTCTATCTAACGATAAATAATCCTTATTAACCGCGCGTTCCGGAGCTATAGTGTTGATGTTTAATTTAGCATACCATGGATAATCTAATGGATACGGAGCGTATTTTGACATAAAACTGTATTTAGGGAATCCAAATATGCGATCAACCTCAGAATCAGGAAACACATCGGACAATTCAAAAAATTCCCCTTCTATATTTTTTATTACAGTATCTGACCAAGTTTGCATGTAGCTTTGTACATGGCTAGTTGCCGAAGCGTCGTATAAATCAGAATTCCCCAATGTTAATATTTTGCTATATATCGTAGAAAACTTATTTTTTGGAAATCTAGCATTTTGTCCTGATTTCTGCCACGTTGCTAATGCTTCTTCTTCTTTAAATTGACCAAGTAAAAATGGATTTGGTATAAGGTAGTGTTGGCTACGGCTTAATAAATTTATTGCTTTATCATATTTTGGTGCAATATAATTAAGAACGCCTTCCCGATCACCTAAATTGGCCGGCTTTCCACGAAGATTAAATACTTTATCCTGGTATATGTAATAATCTCCTTCATTTTTATACCCAGTTTTTTTTGCATGCATAGATCCAATATATTTATCTAAAAGATGGTTTTTTAAAAGCCATCTTTTTGCAATATATTGTTCATGTATCGCATTGGCCAATTCAAAATCTTCTTCGGCCGCTTCGCCCAAAGACAACGCATCTGACCAATCTTCCATTGGTAGTGCTACAGCACTGCCTAATTCTTTATTATTGTAATATAAATGCATAAGTTCTAAAAACAATGTTTCATCAACATCATCTAATATAGTATAGTGGCGCGGATGTGTACCTAATTCGCCGGCCTGATTATATAAGCCAGAAAATTCAGTTGCTTTAGAATCTTCATCTTTGTGTTTGTAGTTCTCTACTTGTGAGACATTACCTGCACCTTCAACACCTAAAAGGTGTGTATGATAAACTGGTAAAGCCTGTTTTAACTGTTCTTCGGAAAGACCAGCATTTCCTTGTTGGAGAAAAGTCATTAATAGCGCAAAATCGTTGCGAATGTGCATTCCGGTGGTAAAACCAAATCCATGTTTATCGACATATCCAGAATGATAATGAGGCAAAGGCCCTGAATTTAGAGCAAGAATTAGTTTCTCTTCGAATAATGCTTTTGTCGCTTCGTCCCAACTTCCGAACATGGCAGCTTCGAAAAACACACGAACAGTATTCCATTCTGCAGATGGAGCAAGACCAGTAGATTCAACTTTCACCTCTTTTTTTGCTAAAAGTCGAAAGGCTGGCATAGCCACGGGAATGTAATCTGGTGGCGGTGAAGGTTCGGCTCCAGAATCTGGATCATGTGCTCCAGAATCTGCAGGCTGGAGTGCTATTTCTCCTATCCACGGATACTCATAAGGCAGCACATAAGCTTTAGAACCTGTGGATGAAAAAGGAGATTTTATAGAAGTGGTCACTGTTTCCGAATTCTTTGTTACATCAAACCATAATTGTGAATCCGTAGGGTATGATATCCAGAACGTCGGAGTTCTCCAGTGCCCTATCCACGGTCTTAAGGGATCGTGACCTTCGGGCAAAGACCACACACCTTCTCCATATGCAAACTTTGTTGGATCTTGAAAAACAACACTATAGTTCAGAAACAAAGGAGATGGATCAAAGTCATATCTCATCCAATCAGGATTCACAATTGTGGAATTTACCTTCGGATCAAGGACTGGATTTTCAACTTTTTGGACCATTAGTATCTTCCTCCACCAGAAGTCCCTCCAGGACTAGTAGGTGTAATCATTGTTGGAGATGGAGTCGACGCAGCAATCGCTGTAGTTGTAGTTCCACCTGATTGAGTTGTTTGTCGTGTTTTTCTCTGACGGCGATTTGTTATAGCTTGCTTTACAACTTGGCCAAATTTTAAATTAGTTCTCATAAAATTGCTCTCTAACTTTAACATGTCGTTTTTATCTAAAGAAGTTATCTTATCAATTGGTTGTATTCTTCTTTTAAGTGTTCGTGTTCGTTTTATTGTGACTTGTGAAGCATCTAATAAAAAACACTGATTAAATATATTCAAATTTAATAACTCATTCTGAGCGAAACAGATATTTTCATTAACATAGTGGCGCATGCGACAAAGCAACGTTGACTTTCCAGACTCCGCAGCAGAATTTATATGCTCTTTTTTTAATTCTACCCAATTAGATCCCCCAATAAATACCTCTACCGCCACTAAATTTTTATTATTTAAATAGTGAAATGCTGCATTGTTGAGCGTTTTTAAAGAAGACATACCGTTGTTATCATACCACGCGAATTTGGCGACACTTTGACTACCCAAGGTCATTGCTGTTAATTGATGCGGCAGATTAGTTGCTTTGTTTATATTCTTAACTAAACAACATATTTCTTTTGAAATATCTAGAAAATGCATATAAAACAAAGGAGCAAATATAGGAGACAAGTTTAAAGTATCACCAGTTTCTTCATGTACTCGTGTTTCTCTAATGTCTTTTTCTGATATTTCTGATTTATATCGATCTCTAGTGGCTGTTGGCATCATTAATTTTGCATAATCGGCCTCTTCTTTTTCAGTACTATCAAAACAAGGAGATTCATGTTTTTTTAATCCCAAGGCGTTAACATTCGACATTGCAATAGATAAATTATTTTTAACATGCATAGAAAATGAATTTAAATTTTTAGAAAACAAACCGTCCACATCACAAAGATCTTTTTTTGATATTGTTTCTTCAATTGAAATTTGTTTGGTGTCTGTTATGACTCTGCCAAACTTTTTATAATTATACAAATTTACTAGCGCATTCAAATTAGCTAATTCAGTATTGTTTATTGCGACATTTGTTGCTCTATTATAAAAATATGTATTAAAAACATTATCTTTTAATTTTAACACCGCAGGGGTCAAATATGAATATGCAGCAGAGCTTACCACCAAAGAAGTGGCCGTTGGTGCGTTAAAATGCCTCAAAGTTTCTTGAGCGATTCTTGACAAGTAATTTTCATGATTTATAGTTAATAAGCCTGGTGTATTTGTTGTATCTGCAATAATATACTCATAACCAGAAGACTCAGTTGCTTCATAAAACTCAGAAAAATTATGATTAATGTTAATATGTTGAGGAAAAACTCTATTGCCGGTTGATACTGTATCTGGGTGCATGTCTTCTATGTTTCTTTTACTTTTGGTTGGAAGCTCTTCTGTTATTCGTTGAATCGTAGAAGTGATGTTTCTATATAACTCAACAACCCTTGAAAGGCTAGCCACCGTACATGTAGTCGGTGAAGACAGCATATATAAATTCTCTTCTAGATCGGTAATGCCGGTGGCGCCATGATCATCAAAAGATCTTATTGTTTTTATTAAATGATTTAGCGCCCAAACCCATGGCCCTTGTTCGTTTTTATAATGGTCGGAAGTTAATTTGAGGCGGCGGCCATCAAAAATAGCTTTATAGTATGCTTCAAATGAACTCTGGCCTTCTTTTAATAGTTTAAACATTGTTTTTAAATAAGCAACAGATCCGTCTTCTATATCTAATTTTACGCTATATCGGTATGTGCCATCTTTTCTATCCGACATCGACATATCTGTTACAGTAAAATACCTTATATCATTAGAAATTTCCTGATTGTTTCCTAAAACAAACAAATTTTCAATTTCTCTAATTCCGCCAAGGCTTTCTGCCTCCATGTTGTCTTCGTTATCGTTTTTTAAAGAAAGGGCGCGGGTTGTCGCGTCGACTATTCTTAGACCAGCTTGACTAGATTCAGCAATGGTTTCTACATAGCCATCGCCCTCTAATAATTCACCCAAATTGTTCACCCTTTCACGCTGTATTGATATCTTTTTAAAGATGCTTGAGTTTAATACTTCTTTAAAACTCGCCTTTGCAATGTCTAGTCCAGCGGCCGATGAAACGAACCTTGGCAACTTAACATTATTTTTAATAATTTCGCCCACATTGACAGCAAAAAACATTTTTACAAAGCCCGCGCCGTCGCTGGTTATACATAAATTAGAAAAATATGCATTTCTTTTATGCGCCAGTGGTTGATCTTTTCTTACTCTGCAATTAAATGGTATTCTTGATATTTGTTCAATAGTTCTATAATCGTGAATTGTCGAATTGGGCGAAGAAACCAACTTTAGTCTTGGTGAATTGATGTTTGGAGGAGTGCTAGCAACATAACCAACATAGCCATCAGGGCTGGGATTGTTCGAAGAATGATAATGAACTGGCCCGGTCCAAACTTTTCTCTTGCCGCGCACAATAGAATAGTCTTTTTGTGTATCTTCTATAGAATCATCTAAACCACTATAAACAAAGGCTCTAGATTCTTTTACCCTTGTCCCTTTTCTAAACACATCTTCAGCTACAACTGAGGCGTCATTTATAACTTTTCTTTGAAAATTTGCACTTGATGCAAGTCTAGCATATTTAGGGTGGTCTACATTGTATTGACATACAACATAAAATGTTAAATTCTTTATGCCCCCATCAACAACAAATTCTTGAGTTGCAATATAAAACCCTTTTTCTTTTTCTTTAAAACTCCTTGGCAACCATTTAACTTCGGCAACGGATAAATCTAAATTTCCAAACTTTCCTGGGTGCCTTGCGTGCGTTATCAATTCGGTGCTTAGACTTACACCATTTCGTGAAAACTCTTCAATCATCCTAGGATCGGTAACTTTAACGATGGTTGTTATCATGGAATCAAGCATTCGGCCACCTTTCAAAGCAACCCTAACAGTCACTTTTAATTGTTTATCTTTTGTATTTTCTAAAATAACTTTAGAAATATATGGCTGTGAAGTACTTGTACCTGAATATTTCATTAGAAATCACACTCCGGAGTTGTTTCAACCGCTTCCTTATAAATATCTGAAGATAAAATATTAACCTCATCATCTTTTACACAATCAAGAGGATCAGAAATAAAATATCCTTTTTGCTTTACATTCGGATTTAATTGACACATTAAATCTTTATCAATTTCATGATCAACATATATATTAAAAAAATGATTAACATATGTTTGATTCAGTGGTAAAAGTCTAAGTTCTAGATCGTCTTCGTTTGATTTTATGATCTCTTCTTGTGATTTGAGAAGTCCCTTGTCGTTAACAATAGAAGATTTTCTTGTAAAGTATTTTTGAACCAACTCTTCATCATATTTCACGTACTTTGGGTCTTCCCACACTTCAAAAACTTCTATGTCAAAATTTTCTTTTAAAAAAGGAACATTATGTTCATTGATTTCTAATACCACAAAATCTTCTTGAAAATCATAATAGCCATCTTCATATAAAGGAGGATTTTCATGTAATTCATCAAACTCTTTTAATCTAAGATTATTTACTTTCTTTGTATTGTCTTCTGATGTTTCGGGAGTTCCAGTTGATGGATATCCTTTTGTTTTATATTCTATAGTTACATCCAATTGAGGTATTTTTAAATGAGGGTGCATGCTGGAAGTGAAAAAAGTAACAGGCACATAACCAGCAGAACTTGAAAAATCATTATATAACAAATTTATGTCCCATGCAGGGGCTTTGTCTGATTCAAAACTAGAATTTCCAAGTGGCCATGGCAAAGCATATTGTTTTATATAATCTGCTGGTTGTAGATTCAATTTCCCTAGTTTTTCGAGCACATAATAATGCGGTATACCAGAGCCGGCTGGCGCAGCATCGATTAGCTCATCCAATTCCTTTATACTGGGGAGTTCCGTATTGGTAAACATATATTGAGTTTTTAATCTAGGAACTTCTTTAATTCTATCTTTAATACTGTTCTGTGTTTCGGTGTCGACACCAGCAAATTTGCTATCATATAAAATTTCGTCATCAAAAAAAGCATATAGTTCTGGTTTGAAATCACCTTGTGCAAGCAAATACTCGCCATATGGTGTTAATTCCAGGTCTATTACATCTTCTCGTTTGTTAAAAAATTCCATTAATTATAATTCCTATTCTTTTCATTCGGGCTCTTCATCCCCAAGCAAGGTTAGAGATCCTAGTTGTTGCGGGGAAGTCATGGTCGCGCGGGATCCACCACGGCTCCATCCTGAGAACGGAATATTTGGCGCTTCCTCTCTTATATCGTCCGAAACTACACGTTTTGCTCCTTTTCCGGTAACAACAACAGTCTCTTCTTTGCCATCTGGGCCAATTGTTGGTGCAATTTGTATAGAATCACCTCCTCCTAAGTGAATTTCTGTATCTACCTTAATTAGTTCCACCAACGAACAAAAATCATATGGCCAATTATAGCTATAATCTAATCCATATCCAGAAGCAACATCACTTTCTTGGCGCGCGTATCGAGCAATATCGCGGATACCAGCCATTCGGGAGACGCCTGTAATCTGATTAGTTGCACTAACATGTGTAAGGCCATGGCTAGAATTCGCTGAAGGCGCGTCGGCACAGGCTTGTCTGATTCCGGCGATTTCTCCGCGCAGGCGCGCTACCTCGTCCAGAAGTATTTGTCTATCTCCAGTTGTCGTCGTTCCGCTTGTGGTCATGAACTGAAGCTCGTCGATACGAGCCTGGAGGTCGTTGATTTCCTGTCGACCGCAATCGTCTATTTCTGGAGGTGCCTCTGTTTCATCTCCCATCTGTACGCTGATAGGTGCTATTCCTGCATCTGGCCTAGGAGGTAATTGACCAGCAAGATCAATAACTTTATCAAAATAATTCCATTTTGCTTTTTGTTTGACTTTAAACACCATCCAATGCAAATCCGGGTTTTTCAACTCTTTTATAGTCAATAATTCTCCTGAGTCGCGCGCTATAGAGTGGCAAATAGAAACTTGTTCTTTTTTAGCCGACGTACCTATTTTTGGTGGTAAATTCTGCCATATATTTGCTATGTCGTTCTGTGAGAACTCATGTTCAAATTCAAAGAAGTACATTGCAAATGGTCTAAATTTCTTAGAACCAAATTTCTTTAATTGAGTTAAGAAGTCGAACTTCGGAGGAACAACATAGCGCATCATTGATCTCACCATACTATAAACAGAGGCTGGTACATTTGTAGCCGGTTGACCAGAATTAATAGAAGATAAAGCTCTCTTAACTGTGTTTTTGTTAACATTGATAAATTTCGTTTCAATTCTCTTGGTTCTGTTATTATATTTTTTAATAACTGGTATAGCAACAACAGCTTCTCTCATTACTTTTTCGCCATCATCTGGCAATACGCCTATCTTTTTAAGGCCTTTATCAACTCCAAGCAGATCTGCTAATGAAACGCTCCCATCAACATCGAGGGCGCCCAAAAATATTCCTTTTGTGTTGTCAGTTTCAACAACACCTTTTTGATGCCACATTCCTTTTGTGCTGGCGCCGTTATCGGGGTCAACATTCGTAACGTTTGTAAAATTGACGATAGGAGTTTCAAATTTAGGCTGTATAATAAGGTGGGCCTCTTTCTGAAAAATGTCTACAGAAGATGTCAAATTCATCATATCAACATCATGTACATAATTTGTAGTAGAAGACGAACCAGATACACTTCTATAGTCCGTAATGGTGCAATTAGATAATATTTCATCAAGCGACCATTCCCATACCGCAAATGTGCCATACTTGTCTGCAACAGTGCTTTTTGCCGTGGCGTCAAGCGAATATTCTCGATAAGTATAACCAGTCTTTGTATCGTTATAATAATAAGGTGGTGTAAACGGAGCATAACTACCTTCGCTAGTTTGCATATGAACCGTTGGGCCAAAAGCAGATTGACGATTATACATAGAAAAGATTCTATCATGGTTTGCGGAAACATCTTGATGGTCTGATAGATAAATTCTCATTTTGTAAGTGCCTCTGTTTGGATCAACAACATACGCATCTTCCATTTTAGAAGAAACAAGAGTAGACACTTCACCATTTTTTAAAAACAAATCTATAGAAGTAGCAAGAAAATTATGCATCGCCAGTTTATAAGTATCGCTATTGACTAAGTTCAATTGAATACTAGCGCTAGCTTCGTTAGAAGTTGCAGAAGAGCCACTAATCTTAGCAGTTGGGTCTGGTTCTGCTTCATACATAGATGTGCCGTTACCAATATACGTTTCTGGACGGACTAAAGCATCAAAAGGCAATCTATAATCAAAAGCGCCTGATAATCTATATATATCGGTAGTCGCCGCATTTCCAGAGGATCCCAAATAATATGGCACATCCTCGTCAACTGCTCCACCAGCTGTTGTAGAACCAACCTGTTTAGTGTAAATTGGATAATCAACAGCAATTCCAGATTTAATTGAGTTATACAAAATTCCAGGTGCAAAGAATGGGGCTAAAGAAACCCTTCTTTTAACATTATCTGCATTTACATTATCTACAAATTGAGTGGATGAATACGATTGACTAAACAGTGTTGCTAATTGTAAAGTTCTGTCTGCAGGATAAAAACCCTTGTAAGGTAATAATTTCATCATACCAGTGCAAGTATAAGTTATTTTATTTGGATCTAATACGCCCTCATGATCTTTATACATAATAGAAAAATGTTTTAAGAAATCAGAATGTGAATAGGTACTAAAGAATTCTCCAAGTCCGCTATCAGCAACATCTGACCCAGTACATGATAAAAAGACCTCATTGTCTGCAAGGAAGTTACCGTTTTGTTCATCTAAATAATAAGCCATATGTTCGCTTATTCTAAATTCGGAAACTATAGAATAGTTCTGTCCCATTCTTTTAATTTCATTGGAATAATCTTCATATGAATCATCAAAGGGATCACCAGCTTCAAATTTTGTATCTCCAGACACGACACTGGCACTTATAGGTCTAGCATAAATTGCCGCCGGGGTAATTACATCTGTGCCGCCATGATAAATGGTATAATTATTTTGTAATTCTCCCGCTCCATCATCCCCTGCCGAATCGGCGGCGCCTCTTGCGTCGGCAGTTGCATAATCTTCTCTTGCGTCCATCGCCCATATGCTTTGCTGGAGAACGGTTTGTCCTTGAGAATTCGTCACATTTGCTTTGGTTCTATCAGAGCGCGCATCTCTCCAAAAATCAACAATATAGTTTTTGCGTTCTCTTGCTTTTTCCAAATATACATTAATCTCTCTAGGATATAGCATCTCTCTATAGTAAAAACTGATTAATTCTGGTTTTAAAGAAACAACATCGTGCAAATAAAGGTTTTTTAAATGATCATAAGTTTGATCGCCACCATGTAAATCAAAATTTAATTTATCGCGCACTCCAACATTCGCAAAATTAGCTAAATTGTTTCCGTATGTGTGTTTAATTGTCCCATCTTTAAAAACATGAATTAACGGTTTATAGCGCGTTGTGGCTAATGATTCTGTAAATCGATTAAGGGTTTTGTTAAACATAAAAGAAAGTATACTATTTTTTCTTTCATGTCTAGCAATGGGATGATTTGCCATTCTTATCTGTTTCCACGAAGGCCAACCATATGGACCTTGACGATGTAAAATTAAACTATTAAGATCGTTAGGTTGCACAATTGATGCAATTTCTGTATTTCTATAATCCCCGCTTGAAGCGCTTAAAAGATTTAAATTTGTTAACATGGGATCGTAGATTACAGTATTAATGCCAGCAAAATCAACCAAATTGTCAAGTGCGCCAGTAAGACTAGCAGTTAAAAATGTGATATCAGTAGATGCTTCTGGTCTATACCGTCGAATATCATTGGTTCTTCTTCTTGCATAATGATACAGCGCTGGGCCAGAATAATCATTAATCAAACTAGCTGTTATCCAAGAATATTGTAGATCTGTTCTTGGAATGGGATGCTGAACCCAATAATTATCATATACAGTTCCAGTAACCGTATTATATATCCCACCACCATCAAATTCTGGTCTTCTTAGTAAGTTTCTATTAACGTTGTGATAAGAAGACATTGCCACACCGGTGGTACTTTCGCCATCATATGTATCGCTAGTTACTTCAGTTTTATTGCCAACATATGTACCCTCTGTTACAATTCCACTATCTATGCCGGTTTTCACACTAGCAGAATATTGAGTATCGCTCCAAAAGCCAAATTGATTAGAGTGGTTTGTTAAGTATTCTCTAAGAGGCAATCGAACTGATAAATTTCTCCAAGGCAAAGCATTATAAACCGAATATTCTCCAGACTCAAGATCCAAAAAAGACTCGCACATTGTTTCAGGACCACCGGGAGCATTAAACCTATTAACAAAAACAAATTTATTTGAACCTTCTACTGATCGATCTATTGCTGTAAAATGAGGAACTCCATATATTGGCAAAGACCACGAATCTGGTTTTTGAGAATCTTGCCAATCAATGTTTATACCTTCATTCTTAACAAAATAACGATTATTGATCTTTCTTCCTGTCGTCGAAATAATATTATAGTCAAATCTATAATTACCTAATTTGGTGGTGTTTGCTGGATCTGTATGGCCGCCAGAACCGGTTGTCATTCTAATATTTTCAATATTAACAGGTCGTTTTGGGCCGCGCCACATCATTGAACGTGGGTTGTGAATAGAGGCAGAAATTGGAGAAGCGATTGCTGCGTATTTACCATCTGCGTCTTCTTTAAAAACCAATGCCCAACCTTCTACTCTGTTTGTTACAGTGTCTAAAGTGTGATTTGGGCCAAATTGGCTCCAAACGTGTCGATATGGATATCCACCAACCCATCTTTCAGTAAGCGGACCTTGCATTGGTACCTCATAGTGTGGAGCATATATATCTTGGTGTAAATTAGCAAAATCTATTCCTCCGCTAAAGTCACTAGAAATTATAGAATCATATCCAGTTGTAACGGATGAACTGATAATGCTAAATGGTGCAAACCATTTAGTATACCCATCTCCAAAATAATCCGATTCTCCAGTGTCAGCAGTGCTACCTCTGCTTTTTTCTCTAGATGTGGTTAAATATTCTCTTTTTTTAACTTCAGGGGCAAAAAGATCTCTATATTCTTTAATTATATCACTATCTTGAACTTTTTCTGTGGTTATTTCTAAGCCCATTTTCTCAGGACCATCAACATCGTTTATTAAAGCTCTAAATAAGTCTGGTTTTTTATTGACTGGGTTGTTTATACCACCATGTATTGGTTTGGTTATATGTGATAATAATTTATAAGGAACTCGGTTCTCTCTTTGGCGCGTATTAACTATTACATCAAATATTCTTTGCCTCGCATCATCGGTGTCTTCCTCTCCGCTCGAAATAGTTGAATCCGCCCTTCTTGTCCTTGTCCAAGTTAGTGTATTTTTAGCTTCATTTTCAGTTTCATGGTTTTGGTTGTGTGAAAGTCTTATGCTCATTTGAGCAGGCGCAATTCTTTTTAATCTCTCTTCCAAATCTGGCGATGCAACCACTGGATTTCCAGGAGGGTCTGGAATGTTGTTAAAAATCGTGCCACCAACGGTTTGAGGATTCGGGGATCCGCCTGCCGAACCCATAGGAGACACTTCTAACAACTCTTTAGAGTGTTTAATTTTTTCTTCAACAATTGGCAATTTTGACCAATACTTATTTCTCTCTAGTACATGGCTTTCAATCATGTTTCTGATATTTTCTGAAAAGCGCGCTGATGCAGGAATAATCTGTTGTATCATCTTCGATATCGATTGATCAATCCATCTATAATAATCAATATATTTTTCAAAATCTGGATTTACAATTTCTCCTGTATCTTCTGTTCTTCTCTCAAAAAACAATTGCCTTAGCTTGGACATAGCCTTATAATCTTGCCTATATCTTTCTACCGGCTCGCCAATTAAATTATTAAAATCAACAACCGTCGCAAAGAATTTTAGAATTTCTTTAGATATTGATTGATACATGCTTTTTTCAATTGCAAAAAAATGTGTAACTGGCATTGTTTGTCTTGTAAAGATATCATCATCTGTAGTTACAATGTTGATTGTATCTGAAGAGTGTAAATTTTCTGGCAGGTTTTGTCTCGCTGAATAAATATATTCTTTACTTATAACTTTTTTATTAGATGGTAAAAAGAAATCCCCTTTGCCGGTGTGTTGGAGATTGGCAACTTCGCTCACCCAACCATAACTAGAGGTAATTGTATGAGCAATAGATCCAGAGGACATATCTTCAACAAGGAAATTTGCATTTTTAGGATTGGTACCATAATATACATCACTACTAGCGGGGCTTGATCCAGTAACCCCTGTAAAATCCCAATTTAAAACAAGAGTTTCCATTTGAGGGACATAGGGGAATGTGCTAGTAGAGCCTGTTACTACTTCAAACAAATAAGCACTTTGATATGGGTGTAATCTACCAACATTTTCAGGATCTCTAGCGTGGACCTGAATTGTTTTATTATCTAGATAATCCAACCAACATCTTAAAGAAGAAACCTTTATGTCAGTTTCGGTCAATGTAGAGCCAATAAAGTCTTGCCTGTGTGCTCCAGCATAAACTCGTTTAGAGCTGGAAAGGAAGTTTTCTCCTTGTTTTTTTGATAACGTTCCAGTTAATAAAAATTCTTTACTTACAACATCTAAATCACTATTAACACCATAAAACTCAACTAAATAGGGATTATCAACATCCGGTGTTAAAGCACCAGTTACGTAACTGGCTAGTGGATGTTTTCTTGGTTTAACACGAACTGCAAAATTCCATTTTTCGTTATCATAAACATTGGCAAATACACTACTTGTTAATTCTAAAGCAAAAGCCTGCACCGAACTTGTTAACCGGAAAAAAGCGTCTTTGTTGGTATACCCATTTGCATAAATGGTATTTTCTTGTAATGTTTTTCGACATGCATAAACTTGAAAATTCGCATTGTCGAGGCTATGCCACGTTAAACCTTTTGCGTCTTCTGCATCGACAAAGTGACTAGTCTGTTTTGCTCTGTGCATTCCAAAAAGAGATGCTGAAAGATTTGTGTATTTATATTGACTGTCCTCTTCCAATGAGCGCTTTTCAGGAAAAATCACTTCTGTTTCCATTGTGAATGGCATCGCAGCATTGGCGGAACCAGAAATACAAGATACCGAATTAGCATTTGCGCTGGATGTGAATTGATAAACCGTGCCGGCATATCTATCAGGATGGTTAAAATCTACACAATTTTTCTTAACAGTCGTCGAAGAGTAATTTTCTTCAAGAAGATAATCAGCTTGATTGCCATACAAATTTAATTTTAATACTTCATCATCAATACCAAAGCATCTGATTAAGTTTCTAAAAGACTTGTCTGTTCCTTTTGTTTTATATATGTGAGACAAAGAATTATAAATGTTCTGATATATTTGATTTTTAATAGTATAAAGCTTTTCTTCAAAAAGCTCTTTGTCGGTTTGGTTTAAAAATTGTTCTAATATGCTAGCATCTGCAAACAATTCTGAAGTGACAAAACCTTTTGATTCTAAAGCCTGTCTCATAAAAGGATATGCTTTCTGACTTCCGCTGGGATAAGACACATTTTGCAGTGAAGGCAATGCTTGTATCTGCAGCTGTAAAGTATCAAAATAACTGGCCATTATTTGTACTAATTTTTTTAATACATATCCATTCTCGCCATCTTCATCAATAATCCAAGCCGGCAAAGAATGATAAATAGAAGAATTATTACTTAAATCGTGGTATCTTCCTTTTTCTAAAGAAGAAATGTAATAGCTATTAACATCCGGATGGCTTTTATATAAAATAGGATCTTTATATTCAAACGAAGCCGTTGTTAAATTGCTTAAAACTATTGCTGATCCTGTTTCTCTATGTCCGGAAGTGTAGCCTGTCCAAGTTCCATTGTTTATACGACCTGAATAATCTAAAACAGTTGAATCTAAAGAAGAAATACCTGTTGTGCCTTCATTGAATTTGTAATAAACGCCCAAGTGCGTATTTGCATCATCAGTATTTGCGCCGCCTCCAACTTGTGTAAACCAATGTCGTCCAATCTGCTGTGCGCTTCTTTCTGTTTTCCAAAATCTAAACTCATCTAAGGCGCCTGAAAATGGCGCCCAACCTAATTGTGGTGTACTGTTGCCAGACAAAGTAGTTGCTAAAGCTCCAATAGTTGCTAACATTCCTCCGCTAACATAATCAACAATATTTCCCAACCTAAATGAATCATTGCAATAGCCATCAAGATAAAATTTTGTTTTAAGATGGCCACCAAAATTAGTTTCTTTTGAAGTTCCATATGTGCCAGCAAAGCCGGTCATTTGACCATTGTTTTTTCCGACGCGATCTAAAATTTTATAGTTTGGAGATGGGGCATTTATATCAGAAGTTGTTTCACCCATATCCCACCAAGAAACAAGATTTGCCGCTTCAGAGTGCGTAGTGGGGTCAAAATATTGACCCTCGTTATAAAGCTCAGTAACTTCTGTTGCACTCAAGTTTGTTTTCCAAACAGTTGCTTCATCTATAGAACCATCAAAATAAAAGCTAGTATTTGTATTGTTGCTATTTCTTCGGGCGGCAATAAGAAAATCTATTCCAGGCTTAGTTGTACTACCACACGTTCCAGTATCAGATTGTATAATACCATCAACATACAGTGTATGTACGTCTGTAGTAGCATTACTAACAAGAACAACGTGATGCCAAGCGCCATCATTTATAGCATCGTCGGATAAAGAAGCATCACTAGATCCACCAACCCATCCAGTTAACTTCAAGCTACCATTTGCAACAAAGAGTCTATATTGGGCTCCACCAGCAACGCCGCTATCTCCAATACCCATTATATTTCCACCGGTGGTTGCGCTAGTTTTTATCCAGGCTGAAAGAGTAAAAGAATCATCATCTGGGTCAAAATTTAAATTGGCCGGTTGCCCGACAACAATATGATCATCTGTTCCATCAAATAGTATAGATTTTCCTGGTTTTTCATTTTTAAAAGTAAATGCATAATGATGCCATTTATCATCAAAACTTAATCCTTGTCCAATAGAAGCTGTTACATAACCGGCTCTTAGGTCAACGGTGTCTGATACAGCGCCCGACATATATGTAACTCTAAACTTATCAAGGTCTTTTTCAAGCTCGACTCTTAAACGACCATAACCAACCTCAGAAATGGCAGCATTTGCCGTATGTGTATCAAATATTACTTCTCTTGTGGTTGGGGTGTCGGCCTTTTTCATCCAAAATTCAACAGTGTTACCATCGTTGCCATCAATTTTTAGATTAGATTCTCTATTTTCTGATTGATCGAAAACGTTTGAATATCCGCTTTTATAAGTTCCAGCAGTGTCTGTTACTTCTTTGCCTTTGCTTCTTACACTTGGGTGTGGTCCACCTCGAAATAAAATATATTCTGTATTGGAAGCACTAACATAATCATTTGAATTTGTTCCATCCCATGGGGTTAGATCATCGCGAGAAGTTAACCGAATAAAACCATTTGTTCTAGGATATTCTTGTTCGAAGATATGATTATCTAAATAAGAAGAGGAAAGAAGCCACGTAGTTCTTTCAAAGAGAGAACCGTCATATGGATATGATTGGTAGATTCTTTTAATTGCATCATCATAGTATTGCTCTGCAGAACCAAAAAACGCAAAATTAGAAGCGCTAGTAAAATCAATTCGAGGAGTGAATCTTTCCTTCTCATCAACATATGCTTCCATATACTTATAAGATTCAACTTCTTTAGCTAAAGATTCGATATCTGTTGATGTTACTATAGTCTGTGGGTCATCAAAATATTTCTTTGTATCCATAAATTTACTCTATATCTGTTAAATCTTTTTCAACCCTAAATTTAAAAACTTTTGGTTGTTCTGTGTATTTTCCATTTAAATAATAAATAAGCTTAATCCCATACATATAATCAGCCCTAAACATAGACATATCAAGATCGAAATAACTTCCACTAATATCATATGATGTTCTTGTGTGGTTTAGACTTCCAGTCCCATAATCAACAACGGTTAAATCGTCATATATTCTATAAACTTTATAATATGTGTCTTCGACAATTTCAGTTTGAGCTTCTGCCGTTGCTTTTGTGTAAATGGTCGGACTCCAATCTTTTTTTCTAGTAAACAATCTAAATCTAGCCGTCTCTTCGTTGGAATAAGTCGACCTGAGATTTGGGATAGAGGTAACATATGTATCGTTTGGGTTCATGTTGTAAGAGTTGAAGCTTTTAACAGTTATAGCTGAGCCTGTGTGGAAAATCGTAACAGTGCTGCTCCCTGTAGACCATACATCATAAATTGTAGTTTCAGAGCCTGTGTATGCAAAAGAGGCGCTATAAATTCCAGTATCGACATAAGAAGCGGTTATGTACGTATGATCAGAATCTTCTGTTACTCCACCTCCAACTGGTAAAGTTCTTGCATATTCCCCAAGAGTGGGATATATTCTAACATCTAATTTTGTTTTAGTAACATCGCTTTCTGATCCAGGCCCTTCTAGGTTTGGAATATTAGTTAATTGACCTCGCATATAATTATACAAGTAGAGCGTATTTAAATTATCCGCAGCTGTAGCTAATGAACTGCTTAAATAGAAATTGCCTCTATTGTCTTTTTTAGAAGAATCCCAACGGGCTTCAATTATTGGACGCTTAAAAAAGTATTCTGAACCTCTTGCATAGAATTTTTTAGTATAATACGATTTGGTTGATCCTGTAGGATTAGATAACCTGCCATTTGTTTCTGCCCCAGTCCAATATGCTTCCTGAGTTCCTGTTAAAAATAACCCTATTCCATAACGAGCAGACGATTTATCTGCAAAAACATTTCCAGCTGAATTAATCCATTGTTCTACCAATGGCGTAATGTCCATCTCTAAATCTTCTATGCCGTTTTCAAAAGTCTGTTGAAATGAAGAATCGATATCATAACCGTAATCACCCCCTGGTCTTGTCCAGGTTGTCCCATCCGCCGAGTTCATCCAATTTGCACCAATGCCATCATCTGTTAGGTCCCTATAACCTTCCATATCCAGGCCATGTCCCTCTTCCCAATCTGCAGTTATAGCAGATGCAGATAATGTAAAATTAACTGGTACTGTAAATGGATGTTCTGCATTGAACATTCTTAAATAAAAACTAACACTTCCGGAAGCAGGAATATCTTTGTTGGTTCTGTCTGTGGCAATGTCTGAAGCTGGAAAATTGACCAAGATTCTTGACAATTCAGCAGTTTTTGTAGCATTAGAGCCACTAGTTGTTTGGCCATAAATGGAAAAAACTTCAAGACTATCAGAAAGGCCCATATTTGAACCTGTTCCACGCGTCGTTAAATCTGCTTTGAATGCATTCGTGATTGTTGTATCTGCGTTGGCTATATATCTTTTAATGGCCATTATTTAATAGTTCCTTTAATGTCTATTTCTGGGAATTTTACTTCATATGTTGCATTTTGAGGAATTGCAATATATCTGCCATCCGGAGAAGTGAAAAAATCTATATCAAATCCAATCTGTGAATATTGACTTCCATCTTTTTGAACTATTTTTACATTTGTAGTGTCCGCTACACCTCGTACTCTATTCAATGTTGTATAAACATCTGTTATGAAAAAAGGTTCTCCAATTGAAAATACTTTTTTACTAATTTCATTTTTTAACACACGTGCTGCTCTTTCCAAAACATCAAATTTGTTTGAGGCAGAATAACTTACAAGTTCAAACTCTATACCAATATTAACAACTTCAGCATCTAATATATCAATTGTGTCATTAATCATTTTGTAACGATTGAGCCAAGTTTTAAGATTTCTTTTAAGTGTGTCGTTTGCTTTTGTTAAATTCCTATCTGCATTCTCTGATAAGATATATAAATTAAGATTTCTTTTAAAAGAGTCTACATCCCGAACAATATGACATTTTTTAATTGCCCCAAATTGTGAAGGCATACGATATATCAAATTAACATAATCATCCAAAGTAACAGCACGGCCCTGAGCAGAGAAAGTGCTTTTAATCCTTTGTTTAATTTGTGTTACGCTAGGTGACGTAATATCTCCCAAAATCGGCTCCTCGTTATTCACCGCTAAAGATGATATAACATCTGATATTTTAGATCCAACTAAAATCGCATTATCCAAAATGGAAGGAAATTCTAATTTTGTTGAACCTTTTTTAGTAATTGAATTTGCCGCAGCGTTAACACCCGATGTGGTGTTGATTCTATATTTCACAGTTAATGTCGTATTAGAAGGGCTAACTCCTAATTTATCTGTTGATAATAAATTGGTCGGATCAAATGTTTCATCTGTGATGTAGTCTCTTCCGTGTATTTTTAAAATAACAGAACTAGGATCTTGAACTGCCTCAACTTCCGGTGTTAGCTGATCTTCCGAACCATAGCCAAATTGTAATATCGTTCTACCGGGTTCTTTTACTACTGTAAATCGTCTAGGTATTGCAACCGCTTTCAAAATAAAAGGTACATCAACTTTATCAGAGTTAGTATTTCTAATAGGAACATAAATTGTGTCCTGAGATAGCTCATCAACTTCATACCAAGTTTTTCCACTCCCATCAACTACAGAAACAATTTCTGCAAGATTAGACGGCCCTAAAGTAACTGCCCTAAAGGGCGACGGATCACCAATTTCTATAACTTCTGATTCCAATTGGCCAGAAACAACAGTTCCAAAAGCTTTAATTGCATAATGAGTTGTAAGCGAAGAATCATTATCAAATTTAGCTGCAATGATATCGTTTTTTTCATCAGAAAAATCTACATTTTCTAACAAAGTATAAAGGCCGCCGGTGGAAGATTTAAAAGTGCTCCCTCTTTTTAAAACAGGTATATAATCTGAATCGACACCAATGCCATTTGTATTGGATGGTATTAAAATATATAATTCGACGGCGCCATAAGAAGATGCTGCAGTTTCATATTTATAACCCAATTGTTTTCCAAGTCTTATTACGTTATTGACTTCAATCGCTGTATCTAAAAAAGACTCATTTACTTGATAATCTAAATAGAATGATAGAATATCACCAACATATGCAACTGTGTCGAGCATTAATGCGCCAAATGATGATTTGTTGTAATCTTTAAAACTTTCCGGATAATATGTTTTTGCGTAATTAACTAAATCTTTTTTTATTGAATTAAAATCTCTGCTGCTATATTTAACCGATATTTGTTTTTCAGACATGTTTTGTGGATCCTTTTAACATTAAATAGTATCTTCGAACAAGATTTCCACGACATCAAAGATCTGCAGAGGTTTAATAAGATATTCAATTCGAACTTTTAACAAATTTGGATTTCCACCTTGAAGTTCATCGGGATCAAATATGGTTGTCCTTACATCTAAAAACGGCATATATTTAGTTACTTGTCTTTTAATTCTAAGATCAATTTCTTCATGTGTAATAGAATAGTTTGGCTCAAAAAGATAGTTTCTAATACCCACACCAAACTCCGGATCCATAATCCTTTCACCCGGCGCAGTTAATATGAGCATTTTTAAATTTTGAGTTACCATCTCTGCATATGTTTTATTTAAAGCATATCCATCATTTAGATCAGTTTGTACTGGTAGTTTTGGGGATAGTCCAGATGCCATAAAATTATACCTCGCCTATTAAATATCACTAGAATACAAATCTACCACTATTTAAATCATCTACAATCGCTTTTTTATTTACATTAAATGTACTGGGCATGGGTGTTGGGGTTATAATATTTATGACCACTTCCCATTCCCCCTCAACAGACGTAGAAGGTGTTTCAGATACTCTGATACACGGTGTTTGTAGCGTGATGTTATGTACTTTATACAATAATTCAGCGATTACAGAAGCAAGAGTTGGATAATACCATGCGATATGGTCAAGAACTAAGCCCTTCTTATATATACCCTCCGCAAACTTGGATTTCATTCTTAAATCTATAAATTGCCACTCATTCGCGGGCTCGGGATAGTCTTTGGCCATATTCACTTCATCAGTGTTCCAATCAACTCGTTTTTTTATAGCATATGGATTTGCCCATGAATCTACCCAATATTGACCTATTTTAGAATAATCATCTGGGTTTTTCATATCAAAAGTTTCAAATTGATCGAGATAACCTTGAAATATGAGTTTTGCTGCCGCTTTCTCTGCCGCTGAATCTGCATAGTGACCAGCGGCTTCTGCGAGGAATTCAGCTGCATAAGCCTGCGCTGCCGGATCCGCGTTGTTAATGTATTCCTGCGCCTCTTTTTCTGCTGCTTTCGCTTTGGCGATACTTTGTCTAGCGAGATCGAGGTGGTTGTGCGCGTCCTGATCAGTCACCATAGTGTTCATCCAATTCCCCTCCAGATCGTCGCCCGGATCTTTTGCCAATGCATCAACATGATACCCAACTACGGATTCTGCATAAGAAAAATTTCCATTCCCAGCGTGCGCCGGAACATTATATTTAGAGTCTGCATTGTTTGGGAACGACCCATAAAGCAAATGAAAATCATTATGATTACCGTTAAGCCACTTAAGATCGAACAGCGGATCCACCTCGGG